ATGAATGGTCTGACGATCTTACAGGTAACTATGAACTTAGAACTGTTCAGTTTGCTGAAGACGGTCTCGATATTACTGGTCCTGTTCCTAATGATGTCAATATAATTCAACAGTATGAGTTCCCTCAAGTAACTGCACTCACTGCTGGTGTATTCCAGTTTGACATGTCCACAGTCTCTTATGAGGGTGGAACACTCGATCAGTTTGCAAGATTCTACAAAGTTGATAATGATGAAACTGCTGTTGGACTTTACTCTCTGAGAGTGGATGAAGTAACTGCTGGTGCTGCATATATCGCAGGATCTGTTATTGACATTCCTGATGTTGCAACTAATATTGCTTACAATAACACCGAACTGACTGACATTACAATTTCTAATATTACTGGTGTTACCAAGGCAACCCTATTCTTGACATTAGAAAAGGTTATTAGACCTACAGTATTGACAAGAACTAATGATGTATATGTCGTTACTAATAGTAGACATTATCTGAATCCACAAGATATGATCTTTGTGGATGGCAATCCATCTAGAACTGTCAATAGCATCCAAGTTGATGAATATGATGGTGCATTCCCAGTCGATACTATTGTTGGCAGTAAAGAATTTACATACAAATTGAATGCTGTTGCAACTTCTGATCCTGCAACCTCTAACTATGGGTCTGTATCAATCTTTGCTAAGTCTCCTGTTATCAAGATGTACTATGGACATCAGTATGACTTTGATGTCAGTGATGTCTCCATGGCAGGTTACTTCTTGTCATTCTCTAAGGATAATCTAAACAAACTAGAGTATTCATTCAACTCTATCTTGAGAACTGGTATTCCAGGTCAAACTGGTGCAAGTGTCGTCTTCCGTGTCACACAACCAGAAATCACTAATATCTCTTATTACTTCGATCCATCTAGAATTGGTGCTAACTCTCCTGTAAATCCTTCTGCATATCTTGACGTTGTAAATTCTCCTTACACGGGTGAGTTTACTGTTGGTATCCTTGCTGGTGCGACTATCACCCGTGGTCCAGATATCATGAAGTTTGCTCTTGCAAACGAACCCGAAGGTGATGCAAACGTAACTCGTTCTTCTTATACCACATCTTCAGTAAAAGTTGTTGGTCTGATTGGTAATATTCGTATTGTCAACCCAGGTGGATTCTACAGAAAACTTCCAATCGTATCTAATATTGTATCGAGCAGAAAAATTGAGCGTGTCAATATCATCGAACCTGGTACTGAATATGCTGTTGGTGTTTACTATAATGTTCCTATCCAGGGTGATGGTGAAGGTGGCATAGTTCAGATTACAGTTACCGATGGCGAAGATGCTGAGGGTGGTGCAATTCCTGGTCAAATCAGTAGTGTGGTTATCAGTAATGCTGGTAAGGGATACACTACTGCAACTATTGACATTGAAGCAATACCTGGCATTCTTGGAGCTGGTCTTACTGGATCTGGTGCAGATTTGCAGGTTGAGATTCCACCTTTCGGTACTGGTGCTTCAATCTTTACCAAAGGCAATAATGTTGGTAAGATCAAGAAACTGAAGAACAATAACTTCGGTTATGATTATCCTCATGACTATACTTTGCGTCCTGAGATTACATTCCCAATCAACGCTCAGTTGATCAATACTAGTATCTTGCGTGACATCACTGTCTCCGATCCTGGTTCTGGATATTCTCAACCACCTACTGTAGTTATTGAAGGTGGTGGTGGATCTGGTGCTATTGCTGAGGCATCAATCAAGAACGGTCGTATTGATAAGATTATCGTCAAAGACCCAGGTGCTGGATATTCTTCCGAACCTGCAGTTTCTCTGAAGTCGTCTTTCAACTACGTTGTCAACCTTGACTTGGGTCTACTTCAGTTCTCATACCCTCATGGTATTGTGAACGGTGCTGAAGTACAACTTCAGACCGAAGCTGATGGTGGAGTTGATGGTGCGTTCCCAATCGCTGCAGGTGCAATTGGTACACTAAATTCTAGTACGACTTACTATGCAATTTCTGGTACTGCAAACTCACTAGAAGATGACCAACTCAAAATTGCTATTACAGAAACTAACGCTGAGTTAGGTGATGCACTATCATTTGTAAACGCTGGTGCTGGTCGTCAAATTCTCCTTACGGCGTCTTTCGGTGGCGCTGCAACTGCTAATGTCGGAACTGGAGAGTTCCTTGCTGGTGAAGAAATTTATCAGGGCGAAAATGTTAGCAATCCAACTGCTATCGGTTTTGTATCTGAAAACGATGGTTGGTTAGTTGGTCCTAGACTACTCAAATTGGTTGACTACAGTGGAAACTTTGAACTTGGTGAAAAGGTTACTGGTAAGATCTCCAAATCTTCTGGTGTCATTGCTGACCTAGCAATCGCTCGTGGTGTGCTTGACATTGACTCTATCACTAAAACCACTGGTCAATTTATTGATGATGTTGGTAAACTGTCTGAGATTATTCAGAAGGTACAAGATTCTTACTTCTATCAGTCATTCTCTTACGTTGTTCAGTCTTCTGTTTCTATTGAGAACTGGAGAGAGTTGGTTACTACTAACTGCCACCCTGCAGGTTTCAAACTCTTTGGTGAACTGAACCTTACTGATAAGGCACTTATCCAGAATCGTATTACTGACTTTGAACTAACTAAGTCCGTAAACCTGGCAGATTCTGCAGTGGTTCCTAATGTCCAGAACTTTGCTCTGGTTGAACCAATTTACACTCAGTACAATAATAGTGAAGTTCTATTCCGTCAAAGAAGACTGACTTCTTCTGAGAACATTCTAACTTCTATTGTTCAGCGTTTGGATGATATTTCTGAACTGTTTGACGGAGAACGTATCTCGTTCCCACTAACTGTAAACCAGTCCACAGTTTCTGCTGCATCTAATCAGTTGATGATTGTTCTCAATGGTGTTGTACAAAACCCAGGTGAGGCATTTGATATTCAGGGCAGCAGTATTGTGTTCTCCGAACCACCACAACCAAATGCGATGGTTCAATATGCAAATATTGAGATCTCATTTATCAGTATCTACAGATTCTCCTTCAGTAGTGTATCTGGCATTTTCCCATCCTTGGGTCAAACAATCTTCGGTCTGACTTCCAATTGGAGAGGCACTGTAATCAGAACTTCTGGTAATGAAATTGATGTAATCTTCAACGGTCAGGCAGGAACACCTTTGACTACAACTGGTGGTCTGCAAGAGTCTACTGCTGCTTTTGATGGTTATGTCATTGGTGAAACGATGTCCGTTTCTGCTACAGGATTCCTTGGCATCCTCGATTCAGTTGGTACTGTCAAGGATGAATACAACTCCAATGATTATCTTTATCAGTTTGGTGAAGATATTGTCAACTTACAGGGCGAAAAGGCAAAGATTGAAGAAATCAACCTGTCGGTTGGACAGCAATCTCCTATTGCAAAACTAAGATATACTATTGGTACTGGTTCTACTGATATTGAGGTAGTATCTTATGGATCTACCATACAAGTTCCTACACCACCTCCTGCAGGAACATTTGAAGTTGGTAAGAAATTCCAGTTTGGTTCTGAGATTTTCAATGTTACTGAGGTACAGAATCCAACTGCAGAATCTCAAATCATTGTTGTACAACGTGGTCAGTCTGGTACTGCACCTGCACAACAACAGGAGAACGGTCCTATTTACAGCACAGAAGTTCAGGTCACTACTGATTTAGCAGTGTCTAAGACGACTGGTACTTATCAGTCTACTCCTGGTCTTCTTGAAGTACAGCAATACGATATCATCGTTGGTCTCAAGTCGGGTGTGGTATCATTCGTTACTAGAGCATTCAGTTATACTGATGATGTAAGTGGAGAGGCAATTCCAAGGGTTGTGATTTCTGAAGGATCTACGTTCTTTGGTCTTCTGTTCAACAGGATCTCTAACGCTACATATCCAAACGTTGTTATTGATAACATCGCAGATTCTCAAATTCAGATCAATGATTTTGAGACAAACCTACTATCTTTCGACTCCAACTTCCCAAGTGGAGAA